GGCGGAAACGTGGCGAGCCGGGCGAGGGCGGCGCCGGCGGTGAAGATGTCGGGCTTGTGTTGCATCAGCAGCACGAGCGCGATGGTGCCCAGGATGAAGGAACTGGCCAGGCAACCCATGACCCGATTGATGAGGTCGTTCCACGCCTGGCCGGGCCGCAGTGGCACGAAGCGGATGCCGAGCCAGAAGGCGATCAGGCTGGCGATGACGGGCAGGGAGAGCAGGGCCAGCTTGTAGCCTGCAGCGGTGCCGGCAGCCGCGGCGGTGGTGGTGGGCTCGGTCATGGTGTGGTGTCGTAGGGTTGAAATGGGCATGGCGATGTCTCCTAGTCCCAGAGCTGCACGGTGTCGATGCGAGCAGCATTGGCGGGGAGGTCTGGCAGGACAACGGTGAGGCCGATCGGCAGGATCGGGCCCAGGTCGGCGAGGCCGGGGTTCAGTCTGTAGGTCGCTTCGGTCACACCGGCCGTTGCGCCGAGGTGGCGCAGGCACAGCAGATCGACGGTGTCGTGCTGTTGGGTGAACACGGTCCGCGGCATGACTAGATCAGCTCGACGGTGAGGCGCGTCACGCCCAGGATGTCGCGCACGGCCCATGTGGCATCACGGCGATGGTGCTCGGCCTGGTCTTCGCGCGCCTCGTCCTGATCCTTACGGCGCTCGCGCCCGGTGGTGTCGTAGTCGCTGTAGCGCTCGATCAGGTTGGCCTTCGCGTGGCAGTAGACGGCGCGGCGAAAGCGCTGCACGTTGACGGACTCGCCGTCGATCATGAGCGCGGGCACTGCAGCTAGCGATTCGTGGCTTTCGTCCTTTCGGCTCTTCGCCCAGGCGTCGAGCTGGGCCACCGTGGTGGCAACCGCCTCCTGCACAGCCGTCAGCAGTCGCGGCGGCGTGATGGTCCCATCGAGGCGCACGGCGTCGCGTAGTGCGGCGAGGTCGATCTCGGGCCACCACGCGCCGGCGGATACCTTGCCCAGCGGCGCGGGGTCGCTGGGCGGCGTGGTGCGCACGAGTGGCGGGGCTGCAGCGATGAGGGACATGGACGGTCTCGGGCTTGAGGTCTTCGGCTCGGTATAGGTGGGCGGTGGCCGTGGCGCGTTGTGGTGAGGGCTCAGCCTTTCACGCGGCGCCACGGGCCGCCCGGCACGCGGGGGTGCTCGGTTGCGCTACTTCGCGGCGGCGCGCTTGCGCGCGGGAGCCGTCGACTTCCTCGCCGGCGCCGTGCTCTTGCGGTCGCTGGCCGGCGGGGCCGTAGCGGGTTGTTCGGGTGGGGCGGTGGTCACCGCCTCCGCTTTCGGCTCGGCGCTCGCGCCGGCCTTGCTGAGCGCGCGCTCGACGCGCTCGATATCTTTTTTGACGCCGGCATTGCTGTCCAGCTCCAGCGCGCGCTGCAGGCGCGCGAGGGCCAGCGACAGCGCCGCGGGCTCGATCGCGGACAGGTCGGGCTCGTCGGCCGTCTGCACCTTGCCGAGCGCGGCGTAGGCGATGGCTTTCTGCAGCTTGGCCCGCGCCTGGTCGGGCGCGTCCTGCTCGGCCGTCAGGGCTTCGGCCTCGATGAGCAGCGCGGCCGCTCGCGCTCGTGCGCGGGCGCGGTCGTCGTCGACCGACACCGGCGCGAGATGCCGCACGTTCTCGGCGTCGAGCTGCACGAACAGGGGCGACCATTGGCCCTTCAAATAGGCGTTGGCCAGTTCATCGATCACGATGGCGGCCGGGCTGCGCTTGTAGTCGTCTGCCATGGCCATGCGATGGCGGATGACATAGGCCGCGATGTCCAGGCCCAGACGGTAGGCGCCGGCGTCGAAGGCCCACACCATCACCGTCGTGAGCACCTGGTCCACCGCGCCCTGGCCTGTGTCGAGCGAGGTATAGATCCAGTCGAAGTACTCGGGCAGGAGCCGGGCTTTCATCTCGGCGCGGCGCTCGTGCGATTGGATCTGCGACAGGCGCGTCTTGTCCTGCGAGAGCTTGACGCGCATCAGGCCGTAGGCGTCGCCCTGCAGCTCGACGCCGTAGGGGCTGGCGGTCTGGGCCTGTTCTTGCAGGACGCGCGCGCGGTGGCGCTGTGCGGGGCTGAGTGGACGCATGGTGGTGTTCCGGGCTGGTGGGAAGAGAGCGCGGGCCGGGGGCGGCCTGCGTGACAGTCTTTCGTCAGACTTTTGGCGCGTGGCTTAGTCGACGATCTCGATGTTTTCGACGAGGGCGGCGCGGCCGTAGTCTTCGACGACGTAGGCGTCGTTCGAGGATTCGTAGTTCTCGATCTGGTCGCGCTCGGGCACGTCCTTGATGTTGCGGCGCCGTGCATCGCGCTGCCAGTACAGCGACAGGTTGGCCAGGGTGGTCACCATCACCTTGCCGGCGGGGAAGAAAGGCACGGTGACCGCCTGCAGGCCACCCACGCGCTTCTGGCTGATGATGATGTCGGCCGCCAGCGATTCGGTCGGCGGCTGATCCTTGTTGACCAGCGGGAAGTACTTGTCGTGCATCAGACCGCGGCCGACCACGGCCACGAGGTCCGGGTCTTCCTGATTCCACGGGTCGAGCAGCGTGATGGCGTCGTACACGACGGCATCGAGGTTTGCGTAGTCGCTGGTCGCCTTGTCCGCGCCGACGACGACCTTGTTGGCCTGCTTGCCGCCCTGGGTGACCACGTTCTCCGGTGCGTGCTCGCGCATCTGTTGCAGCCACCCCTTGTTGACGTCCTGCAAGAGAGGGTTGGCTGCCAGGTCGGTCGTGGCGGCAATGCTGGTGCCGTTGAAGCCGATGCAGATACGGTCCAGTGCCTGGCGGCGCAGGATCGCGTCGCGCAGGAGTGTCTGGAAGTTGGGGAAGCCGGCCCAGGCATCCAGCTGCGCATAGCGGATGGCCGTGTCGAAGTTGGTCTGCACGCAGCGGTATTGGTTGTCGTCGAGCGACGCGACGTTGCGCGGCTTGCGCGTGCCGTTGCCGCTGGTGTCGGTGCGGCTGGCCACCGGGCCGCTCACGCCGACGCCGACCTTGGCGGCCATCTGCTCGGTGACGCCAATGACGTTGATGCGCTGCAGGAACGCGCTCGATTCCTGCATCTTCGATTCAAGGGTCTGCTGCACGCGCGGCACGACGTTGAATTTCTGGACGACGCTGGCCACTTCGTTGAGGGTGGCCAGTTGACCGAAGTAGGCGTCGAGGGCCTGGCGGGTTTCTTTGCGCATGGTGTGTGCTGCCTGTGTGGTGTTGGGGGTGGATTGCTTTGGGGTGGTCGACGTGGCTCAGCAGTCGGTCTTCGCGGCGCCGTTGCCGCCGGTGGCCAGCGGGCGCGTGCCGCCGACCGGCGTGTTGTCGAGCGCCGAGTACTTGGCTTTCAGATCAGCCACCGAGGTCTGCAGGTCGCTGATGGTTTTGTCGCGGGCGGACAGCTTCTTCTCGGTGTCGGAGGCATGGGCGGCGAAGGCGTCGCCGATCTGCTCGAAGCCTTCGGCCATCGCGGCGAAGCGCGCATCGTCGGCGGTGGTCTTCGCGCCGAACTTAGCCAGGGCGCCCGCGACAGCCGCGCGGAACTTGGCCAGCGCGCCTTCGTCGGGCGCGTCCTCGAATTCGAGGGTGAACTCTTCGGCGGCGGTGAAAAGATCGTCGGGCTTTTCCTTGCGCGCGGCGAAGGGGTTGGAGTTCGGATTCTTGGCAGCGAACTCGAGCATTTCGGTGCCGAGGCTCGCCGGGTTGTCGGTGACGGCCAGGCCGACGAGATAGGCCTTTTCACTGTCGGCGAAGCGCGGGCGGACTTCCATCGACGAGTAGATCTTCTGGCGCTTCTTGTTGAGGTCGATCAGCTCATCGGTGGGCGAGATCTGCGCGAAGAGGGCGAGCTTCTTGGCGCCGCCGATCTCGACCTCGCCGGTCTTCACAGCGGTGACATCGCCATAGGCGCGGAAGTCGCTGTTCGGGCTGTAGCCGCGCATGTGCTCGATGTTGACGCGGGCGCCGTAGAGGTTTGGGTCGTAGCTGGCGGCGATCTGTTCCAGCATCGCGCGGTCGATGACGCGGCCGTCGCTGGTCGCGCCTTCGACGGCGACGCGGAAGAACTTGGAAACCGGCTTCTTGGCGGGAGTGGACATTGGTTGGCTCGTTGCTGGTTGAACGTTCATCGCGTGGTGTTCGCGATGCGGTGAGCCAATGGTGTCTATGCGTCCGTCCGCTCTCAAGCCGCTGCGCATGTGGCAGTGGCGGGCACTGTTGGACGTGGTGGCGATGCTTCGCGCGCGCGGGCAACCTCGGCGGCATGCCCCTGAAATCCGCTGCGTCCGGCCGTACTCGCCGGACTGTTTCTGTCGCTGCGAAGAAGTCCGCGTCGCACCAGCGTGGACGGGCATCGAGCGCCTCCAAAGCGGCGGCGCCTGCTGCCGATGTCGGCAGCGTCGCGAGCACTGCGGCGGGCCAGATTGCCACGTTGACGCCGCAGGCGCAACCCCGCACCGCGGCGCGGTTTCTCGCGTGGACGGGTTGGAAGGTCAAGCAGATCGCGGAGCACCTGGGCGTGCCGGCGTCGACGGTCTATGGATGGAAGGAGGTCGACAAGTGGGACGACGCGCAGCCGCTGGACCGCGTGAACGGCGCGCTCGAAGTACGGCTCATCCAGCTCATCCTGAAGACCGAGAAGACAGGTGGCGACTACAAGGAGATAGACCTACTCGGTCGCCAACTGGAGCGCACCGCCCGCGTCGAGAAATACCAGCAGACGGGGCGCGAGGGCGACCTGAATCCGAACATCGCGGCGCGCAACGCGGCGCCGAAACGCAAGCCCAAACGCAACGAGTTCAGCGAAGACCAGATCGCGCTGCTCGAATCGAAGCTGCGCGAGTCGAACTTCCCGTTTCATCAGACGTGGTTCGATCAGCAGTACCAGCGGCTGCGCGCGATCCTCAAGTCGCGGCAGATTGGCGCGACGTTCTATTTCTCGCGCGAGGCGCTGCTGTCGGCCGCGAAGGAGGGGCGCAACAAGCTGTTCCTGTCGGCCTCGAAGGCGCAGGCGCACCAGTTCCGCAGCTACATCGTGGACTTCGCGAAAGAGGT